CGTCGCCGAAGCTCCCCAGGTCTTCCACATTCACGAACCCGTTCTCGCTCGCCTTGGGGTGCCCAGGGCGATACACGAACCTTGATCGACTCACTTTCCGGCTCCCGGCACGATCTGAGGCTGGAGGGCGTCCCGGCGCATCGCGGCCTCCTCGCGCTGCATCGTCTGCATGTGCTCGATCTTTCCCTGCTCGTGCTCCTGCCTGGACTTCTCCATCTCCATCAGGAGTTCCTTCATCTTCGCCATGTGCTCCATGATCGCGCCCTGGATGTCGAGCTTCGACCTCTGCACCTCGGCGTCCGCCTTCACCTGGGCGGCCTGGAGCTTCGGGTCGGGCGGGGGCGGCTGCGCGGCCTTCTGCATCGCCTGCTGGGCCATCTGCTCCGCCGCCTGCACAGCCTGATCGAGCACGGGCTCGATGGTGGAGGCTCCCCGGAAGCCGGTGAACATCCACTTGATCATCTGGAGCAGGAACGGGGTCATGGCAGGGGCCGCCTGACCGATCTGGAGGACGGTCCCGAGCATCTGGGAGAGGGCCGTCATCATCTCGGTGCGCTCCTGCTTGAGCGCAGCGTAGTCGGTGAGGCTGACCGACTCGGGCTTCACCTTGATGCGGTAGGTGGCAAACTCGTCACGGATCAACTGGAGCGCCGCCGGGATGTTCTGCGCGTCCTCGGTGTACTGCGCGTTCGACCGCTGGAGGATCGTCTCATCGTCGTACAGCTTGGAGACGAGTTCCGCCTTGATCCGCTGCCCCGCCGAGGCGAAGGTCGCGAACTCCTCCTGGAAGTCCTGCACGCGGACGGAGGCGAACTTTGCCTTGATCGCCTGCTCGGTCGCCGTGGCCTGCGCCTGGGCCTGCCCGCGCAGGATGTCGCTCATGCCCGTGACCTGATAGAGCAGAGCGATCTTCTGGTCGCGCTGCTGGACGAGCTTGTCGAGCGCGGCGACCACCATGTCGATCGGGAACCAGTCCACCTTCCCCTTGAGGCCGCCCTTCTCCGCGAGGTCCGCCCAGTTCGCGGACGGGATCATCTCGTTGCCGCTCGTCTCGTTCAGGATCCGAGCGATGTCAGCGCAGTTGGCGTCGTAGACGCCCACAACCCTGATCGCGCCCTCGAGAAGCCGGATCTTCGACGAGATCACGTTGATGTCGTTGTAGAGATCCTGCGCGAAGATGTAGTCCGCGCGCGGCATCAGCGAGCCGGTGGTGAGGTTCGCGTAGAGAGGCATCGGGCAGGGCCAGAACGCCTCCAGCTCGTAGGGGTCGTCCTGCACGTCGAGGATCTTGTCGTGGCCCTCGACGTACCAGTAGACCTTCCGGTCCTCCTTCGACCAGATCTCCCACACGTCGGCGCGGGCCCACGGGTCGCGCTGGGCCAGCTCGCCCTTCTCCTTGAACAGCTTGGAGTTGAGCGGGATCTCCTTCAAGTCCTTCTTCGACAGGTTCTTGAAGCGCTTCCGCAGGGCGTCGCGCGTCATCGCGTTCCTGAAGGCGATCCAGCGGTTCTCCTCCCAGGTCCGGGACACCGACCAGAGGAAGTCCTCCCAGTGGACGTAGATCGTCTCCACGTCCTCGTGCTGCTTGGTCGCCTCCTCGTACCCAGGGGCCAGCTCGATCTCATTCCCCTCGTCGTCGCGGACGTTCTCCTCCACCTCCTCGTTGGTGTCGGGATCGGTGATGGTCTGGGTCTTGTACTTCGCCGGGACCTTCTTCGGCTCGCCCTCCGTCATCACATAGCGCTGCCGGATGACCCCGAGGCCGACCGTCAGCCGGTCCCCGAGGGCGTTCTTGAGCGCGCGGGCATAGCCATCGTCATCCCGCTCGATGTCGGTGTTGAGGAGCCGCTGGAGGATCGTCGCTGCGCAGCGCGCCGCCGTGTCCTTGGAGTCCCCGAAGCGCCGGTCCACGTCCACGGAGGGCGTCTTGCCGTACAGGAGCGCCTTCGTGGTGATCGTGTTGGCCGTGAACAGGTTCACCCGCGACTCGGTGCTGTTGTCGGACTCGCGGATGTCGAGGAACTGCTTCAGGATCGTCTTCGAAGCCTTGTGGAACTCCTTCACGGCCTCCTTGGCGGAGTTGACCTCGATGCCCCAGCGCTCCGCGAGGCCCTCGGGGGAGTCCTTGAACTGGCCCTTCGACTTGATCTCCTGCAGATCGCTCATCCGACTCTCCGATGGTTACGCGCGAGCATGTCGCGCCGATGCTGTTCCCAAAGATCGTTCATCGTGACCTTCATCCCCATGTCCTGAATCACCTGCTCGACCGGGGCGGGCCTCTTCGGGCGCTCCACGTTCGCCAGACGCATCACGTAGCGGATGGCGATCGCCATGTACCGTGCCGCGTCCGCGCAGTGCGACGACCAGTCGTGCTCGGGACGGTTCGTGAAGGTCCGGCGCTTCTCGTCGTACTCGTAGTGGTACTGCTTCAGCGCCTCGATGCCGATCCCGCAGCGCTTGTGGATCCAGACGTCCTTCTGGAGCAGCCAGCGCAGGGCCTGCACGCCATCGAGGACCGGGTAGCGCGGCACCACGTCGATCGTTCCGCTCCCGAACCGCTCACGGAGCTGGGCCTCGATGCTGGTGCGAGCGGCGAGGGACACCTGGGCCGAGTCGTGGGGGATGAAGTGCCGCCGGAAGGTGAGGCCGTGCTCCTGGGCCCGCTTGTCGATCTCGTCGCAGTAGTACGAGAGCGGCTTGCCGTGGTTGTCGATGTGATCGATAAGCTTGACCCGCTCGCCCTCGATGGTCACAACCCAGATCGACGTGCTGTCGTTCATCCCCAGGTCCCAGAACGTGAAGCTCTGGTCCCCGTCGTGCCCGAACTCGACGTTCGCGCGCTCTGCCTTGATCAGCGCCTCGAGCAGATCGCCGTAGACGGAGCCCACCAGGGCCGCGTCCCAGTCACACAGGTACTCCTGGCGGACGAGTTCGGGCGGCATCCCGGCCGCCAGCTCCTCCAGCATCATGTCCTCCGCCGAGATCATCGTCTCTTCGTCGTCGGCGGAGGGGTACATCAGCTTCGTGTCGCGCACCGTCTGCACGGCGGCGGTCCAGCCCTTCGTCTTCTTCGCGATCTCGTACTGCTTCCACAGGTGATTTTTCCCTCTCACCGTGGAGATGAAGCTCGCTGTCCCGCCGTTCGCTCTCAGGATCGGACGAACGAGGTCGTAGGAGTTCGGGCGGCAGAGCGCGTACTCGCTGAACGTGACGTGGCGCGGGTTCGTGCCGACGATGTTGTCGATGGCGTCGCTGCCGATGATCTGGACCATCGAGCCGTTCACCAACTCGACGATCATCTCGGCCTGCGGCTTGAAGTCGCGCGGGTAGCGGACGATCTCCCTGGGGAAGACCGCCCGCATCAGCCGCTCGCCGCCGTTGATGAAGTTGTTCCACACCGCCTTGCGCCCCTGGCTGTAGGTCGGCAGGCAGTGCCAGTACATCCCGAGTTGCTGGATCGCCATCTTGGCGGTCTGGTGCAGCCCGGTCAGGTCTTTTCCGGCGCGGCGATGCCACACCCAGACGCCGTTCCGGCCCCCGTGGTCATACCAGTCGAAGTACTGCTGCTGGTACGGGCGCGGCGTGAAATTGTGCGGGAGCCGGATCCGCCCCATCCGCTAGTCCACGGCCTTGGGCATCTTCGGCTGGGCGGGGGACTTCGGGCCGGGACGGGGCATCGCCTGCCGCTGGATCGAGCCCTGGGCCCGCTGGTTTCGCGGGAAGCGGTTTCGCTCGACCTTCGCCTCCTGCATCTCCTCGCGCTCCTGCTGCGGCTCGGGCGCCGAAGGCATGGAGCGGAGCGCCTGGGCCATCATCTTCCCGTTCGCCATATCAGGCTCCCGCGGGCGTGAGGCCGACCGGCGCCGTCACGACGGCCGGGGCGACCTGGGCCTGGAGCGTCGCGATCTCGGCGGTCTTCGCCGCCAGCACCGCGTCCGTCTCCGCGAACTCCTTCGTGAGCGCGTCCCCGAGCGCCGCCTGCCCGCTCTGGTACGCCTGCGCCACCATCTCGGAACGAGTCACCGTCACCGCCTCCCCCGGCGGAGCCGGGATCTGTGCCGACAGGTCGTTGATCCGACCCACCAGCGAGTCAATCACCGTGCGCTGCTTGTCGATCGTCGCGCTTCGGCCTGCCATCGCCGCCTCCAAGAAGGAGACGTGCTCGTCCACGGCTTGAGCGAGGCCGGGCGCGACCATCTGTAGCGCGGCGACGATCTCAGTCTTCGTGAACATCGCCCACCTCCTCCGCGCGGAAGGGGTCCGGCGCGCTGCGGATGAGCGGCATCTGCGGGAGCGGCTTGTCCGACTTCACGACCTCCACGACCGTCGTGCGCTGGTCCACCTGCATCTGGTCGGGGACCTTCCCTGCGATCTCTTCGATGAAGTGCTTGGCCGCGATGATGCGCTGCTGCGCGTACCTGCTCGGGCGCCGCATGATCTCCAGCATCGTCTCGCGGGCCTCACGGAGTAGAGCGGCCTGCTCCTCCGTCATCTTCCCCGCCGTGCGAATGTCCTCCAGGGCCGTGTAGGTCTTGCACGCCTCGACGTAGACCGGCTCACGGCCCGCCCCGGCGCGCGCACCTCCCTTCTTCTTCCCCGGGATCGCCTTCTTCGCGTGGGTCGCCACTATGCTCGCCTCCCTCGGTGCGCCTTCGGATATGCCGGGCATCCCTTACACGAGGCGCGTCGCTCGCAGTCCTCGTCGGGGATGTCGTCGCAGGAGGTGTCCACCACGTCCCGCAGCTTCTTCGGCTCGTCTTTCCGGTCGTTGATCATGTCATCGATCCCGTCGAGCTTGATACGTCCCAGACCGCCGCCCTTCTCCCCGCTACTGGCCTCTCAACATCTGGATCATCATGGCGCGCTGCTCGGGCGTCGGATTCTCCGCCGTCTGCGCGTCGAGCCGGTCGAGCTGTTCCCGCTTCCGCAGCACGGCGGGGCGGGCGGACAGCTCGTCGGGCAGGGCCTCGTTGATCAGCTCTGCGCCCTGACGGCTTTGCGCCTGGGAGCTGGGCGGCGCCCGGCGGAGGAGGTCGGCCATGATCTCGAGCACGCTGCGGTCTGCCACTTCGACCTCCGGTTAGTGATCACCAAACTGTTTATCGTGAAAAATTCCGGGGGACTCCCCTGGGTCCCTCGCGCCGGAGTCCCACTCCTGCGCCGGAGGCATCCCCCTCCGTCGGCCCAGCGCGCCCCTCCGGGCCCTTCGCCCCCTCGCATTCACTCCCAGTGATCTTCACTCCCAGTGATCTTCACTCCCAGTGATCTTCACTCCCAGTGATCTTCACTCCGAGTGCGATCAACTGTGCGTCCGAGCGCTGCGCCCTGGGCTCCAACCTCCCGACCCTCCATTCAACGCTCCTCGCGCATTGCGCCACGCCCTGCCACGGGAGGGAGAGTACGTCAACGCCTTACGGTTCGGCGCAATCGTAATTGACTGAAATGCCCTGCAAACACAGGCTGAATTACAGTCTTACAGTATTATTGAAAATCTAATGCGAGAGAGAATACAAAGACCAATATCATTATGTTTTTTCTATATGTAACTTGAAACGGGGTGTAATGCGTAAGACCGTAAGGGCGCGGCGCTAACCACAAAACGCCCCGGGCTGTCAAGAGGGGCCTCGGTTTCGCACGGACACAGCGTTAATCTTGCGAACGATTATCACTAACTCGACGTTACTTGACGCAGGTCAAGGGTTACGTCGCAGCGCGTCATGAATTTTCCGCATCGCTAACTGCGCGTTATCACTGGCGAAACGATCACGCCCCAAAAGGGATTTTCAAGAATCATTGAAAACTCGTGAATCGCTTTCTGGCAGTAAGCGCCCGCAATCCTTACTGAAAGTGAGCGATTCTCCGTTCCCTCTCCTTTAGACCCCTCCGCCTAGGGTGAGGGCGTCAGCCGCCACGAACGCGCTGCCCTCACACTCCCTACCCCGCGCGGCCTTCTAGGAAGGCGGCGCAGCCCGGCGACCGATGGTGCTTCACGGTACGTCGACTGGTGCGAGGGTCTCCGCGACTGCGCCGCCCGGCGCGACTGACGGAGATAGGCGACTGCGCCGCCCGGCGCGACTGCCAAACCTCCAAGGGCCGCGACTGCACCCCTGGTGCGACTGCGGATACACCGCGAGAGTGAGACAACGGGCCGCCGGTAGGAGGTGGCCCTTCAGACGGAACGAGACTCACCCTCAGGCACCCCTGAGGATTTGCGGGCCGCGCGCTCTAGCGTGGAACGCTGCCCCTCGACTGCGCCGCCCGGCGCGACTGAGGGGCTGACCCCTCGACTGCGCCGCCCGGCGCGACTGAGGGGCTGTGACGGACCCTATGCACCCCAAGCGACTGCGCCGCCCGGCGCGACTGCGGAGGTGAGGGAGCGACTGCGCCGCCCGGCGCGACTGCTTCCCACCGGAGACAGCTAGGGAAGCGCGGGAGGAGTACCCGCCCTCCGTCACTCGGCCGCCCCGTGGGGCAGCCTGAGGGTGAATCGTTCCGTTTCGCTTCTACCTGGACCCCTTGCCTACTGGCCCGATGCGCGCGAGCGCGAGCGGCCGAAAGGAGCGGCCCGCGCGACTGCACCCCTGGTGCGACTGCGCGGCAACCCTCCGGGCGACTGCGCCGCACGGCGCGACACACAAGGGAATCCCTCGACTGCGCCGCCCGGCGCGACTGAGGAGGGGCTAGGGACGACTGCGCCGCCCGGCGCGACTGTCTCGGCCGTTCACGGGAAGCAAAGCTGGTGCATGGCGGATTCACTCAATGCACGGGGCAGCGCGTGCGATGCGCTGTCCTATGGAGTGAGTGATTCACAGTAGTTCA